ACCAGATGTGCTGTCTACATAGATCCTTGTTTCAAAATAAACCATTTCGCCTTGTACATTAGGCAATCGAAAAATTTCGTTGGCTTGGATAGATCCACCATCGTTGTCTGTCGTTGCCGCAGAAGTAATAACCAATACTCCGTTAGCCACGTCTGCCGCAATAGCTACCGTTGCGCCACTGTCTTTTACAACAGTCCAGCCAGTGTCTAGTTCATCAACAAAGTCGTCCCATTTGGAACATTGATCGGGCCATACGCCTATGTTTAAGTTTTCCAGCCCTTTCTGGGCTGCCGAATAAAGAATCGGGCCTTTAAAATGAGTAGCCATGTAGTGTTCTCCTGTCGTGGCTAGTGTCTACTGCGGGATGCAATAGTCAGGTAACTTACTTAGTATAAACCAATAAAAAAAGGGCGACAAGAATGTCGCCCTTTCTCTGTAACAACAAAGTTACTTATGCGCCCGGTGTTCCATAGACACAACGCCAATCAGAGACGCCAAAAGCGTATCTCTCACGAGCCTTGAATCGCATGTTACCAGTGTCAAAATCCCCTTCCATCGCTGTTTTAAGCGGAGTACGGTTGAAGAGTTTGAAACCATTTGGACAGTCGGTTTTAACAAAGTACGCATCGGCATCAGTAAAGAAGTGGTTTACGGCCGCTCCTTCTGGAAGCATTCCCATTGATTTCATTGCGTTTATGTCGTTATCGGCTGTACCCGGACGAAGGTTTGAGTTAATGATTCTTTCAGCAATAAACTGAAGTTCTTTAGGAATCAACAACTTAGTGCCGCGAACGGCAATTTTCAAACCTCTTTCATCAGTAAACCCAGCAATCTGAATCAAAATGTCTTCAAGCGACGTTTCGTTCAAATCAGCCGGAGTCTCTAAAAGGTTTCTCTGATTACCAGACAAACTTGGGTGAGCGGCTGAACAAAGTGCAGCGCCGTCGCCAATTGGAGAAGTAGCTAAAAACGCATTGTTTAAAACACTAGCTCCTTTGATTTGCTTGGTTTGAGCCATAGAACGAGCCAATGCACGAGTGTATCGGGCCGCTAGACGATCATAAAGATTGTCTTCTACAGCTTCTTCAGTGATAGAGAAAGCTAGAGCAATAGTTTCCATTGTGTAACGTGCAGTATAAGTCTCCTGCGCGTCATCAAAGTTAATTGCACTGCCTTCTGTTTTAACGGGAGCAGTTCCGAAACCAGACAACATGACTTCTTCCTCAAATGCTCTGTCAGAGCCTTCTGATTCAAAAATCTCAGCCGCTTCGTTTTCGTACCTGTCATACTCCAACCCAAATAAGGCATTCAGGCCGGGTTCTAGTTCCTTCGCTAATTGAGCGCGAGAAATAGTCATAATCAGCCTCCTTAGTTAAGTCCGGTAGAATCCGCAGTAGTTTGAGAATCAAAGCTACGGGTTCCGGCGTTAAAGTGAGCGTTTAACCGCACCACAAACGGGATACCCGCTACGGTGTAGTCGCTATTTGCCTCATCATCTACAATCCCAACAATACGAAGTGGAAGCGTTGCAGTCACTGCTGCATTAGCCACACTCATTTGAGATGTAGAAGACCCTGTGTCTGTTGACCCAGTACGAGCCGACGTTCCAAGATCCGTGTTAGCAAAAACCAGACCTTGAGCAGTTGCTCGGTCGGTTGTGCTTGCATCAGAGGCTATCTGAAATAACTGGTTAGGGTTGTCAGCAACATAAGCACGGACAGGATGATTTGTGTCCACACTTACACCACCCGAACCGGGCCAGTAATTAAGCCACACAGGCTTCTTTTGAGTTGCATCGTGGTACATAACTCCAGTAAGCACACCTAGTGCTTGAGTTGTACCCCCTGCGGTATCACCGGCTTGGCCTATAAATCCTGTAGCAAGTGGAACAACAATTTCGCCATTAAAAATGGCGTTAGTGTCGTTGTTGGCTAATTCATACTCGGTAATACCAGTTGAATTTGCGCCGCTTCCCACCATACCAATAGGACGTAGACCATAGGCAGTTTCTTGATTTGCCATAAGACTAATCTCCTAAAAGGTTTGGGTCACTCTTTATGAGGACCACCAAAGTTTACACGAGATTGACGGTCAGGTTTGCTGATCGTCATTGTATTGTGAGCATTCTCTCTCTGTAACTCTTGGTCTACCGCATCTTGCAGGTCTTTAGCGCGACCTTGATAGTAATCGTTTCTTTCTTTTACGGTTTCCAAAGGTATACGAGCTAACAATAGCCCACCAACCCCAATTACACCTTCATATTTACCTGAATCAACCACGGGAGCCTCAAAATCAGGATGTTCGTCTGCACGTACCAGTTCATATCCTTCTCGTAATCTTGCTGAAACATTTTTAGTGTCAACAAAACCACGCGCTTCTGAGCGTATCCACCGATGTTTGTACCCTTCGGGTGCAGGTGGTGCATCTAAACTAGAGGAGGGTGCCCAAGGCTTACGCCTTGCGGTCTTTTCTCTAGTGGTGTCTGCGCGAGGAGTTTTGGTGCCCTCAAACCCTTTCTTAGCTGATGACATCATGTTCTCCTAAGTTTTGACATACTTCGCGTATTCTTCTAGTGGCACCCCAAGTTTTTTCGCAATAGCGACTTGGCTTTGGGTGAGTTTGACTTGCGTCTTGCGTCCTTTACTTCTACTGCGCGAATTTCCAGCTACATTTTGGACGGGTTTTCTACTGGAACCGCTATTAAACTCTTGTGGGAATCTACCCTGTATACGAGAATCTAGCTCATCATAATAGTCATCGCTTAAAGGGTCAAATCCTTCTTGATCTACCATTTTCTGATGTATACCAAAAGCAGCAAAAGTCATGGCTTCATCTTTTCCAAACCATTCGTTTTTAGAGGCCCATTCTTCTGCTTTAGGGTCAGGGGGCTGCTCTGGTTGCTGTTGTGGAGGTGGAGGCTGCTGCTGTTGGGGTTGGGGTTGCTGTTGGGGCGTCGCCGCAACTTGTTGAACCTGTTGTTCCCGAGTACGTTGAACACCCTTATAAGCTTGAGCCGAAGCGGCTAATTCCGCAAGTTTGCGCTGGCTTTTAACGACTTGATCCGTATCTCCACGATCCATTGCCTCTTTTAACTGAGACTCTGTTTGATTTTGCTCTATGTTTAAACGGTTGCCATACTCAGTCATGTAACCTTGATCAACCGTTTGTAACTTGCTTTTTAAAGCATCTGCTTCGGTCTTTACGCCTTGTGCGTATTTTATAGCATCTTGCTCTCTTCGCTCGGCTTCCCGCATTTTTTTAGTTAATCTATCAATGCGTTTTTTGACGTTTTTCGACACTTCCTCATGCTCGTCGTCAACGTCTTCTTTTTTCGCCTGTACTTCCGACTCTACTTCTACTTCGTTTTCAGTTTTTTCGCCCGTATCTTGCGAAGGAAGGTCTACCGTAGTTTCTTCGTATTCTTCAAAACTAAGGTCTACCTGTCCGTCTTCTTGCTCATGAGTGTTACTTTTTTCGTTTGCCATTGAATTGTCCTTAATAACTTAAAATATCATCAGGGTCAGAAATAGTCGCTATAACCTCGTCGTCGTTAAGTATGCGAACCTCGCCACCTTCTATTCGGAATCTAGACCCCGCATAACGCGGAAAGACCACCCACTCTTTTTCCTTGCACCAAGGTCCTTCTGGAAACTTGTCGGTGTCTTTATAAGCTAAAGGGCCTTGCCGAAGAACATAACCTACCACTGTTTGAACTTGATCTTCATCCAACGTAGATTTAGTTATGGCTATCCCGCCAGAAGTAATTCCTTTGCCTCTATACGGCAGCACCAGCATTCTCCAACCGGTAGGTTGAGGCATACGATCCATTAAAGAATTACTAATCTGGGAAGGCTCTAATACACGCTCATCGGGTTCTACATAAGCGTCATCAATGGTTTCTACTTTTGCGGAAGCGGTAACGCCCGCAGGGGTAATAATTGCACTAGTCATCTAACTGCTCCTGTTTTTGTAAGAGGCCCGAGAGTTCCTCTTCTACATAAAATAAAGCATCCAATTCACCCATGAGCTTTTGATACTGCTCCATGTTTTGAATGCCGTTGTTTACTAAAAGATCTCCAACGCTTTGACGCCGAGTTCTTACCGTTTTTTGTACAAACTGCACTAACTGAATAGTGTCCATTCTTATATTTCCTTATTTAATCGGACACTATCTTATACTATTTTACTCCTCAAACCAAACAGGATTAACGTGGGGGCGATTAGCCAAATGAGCGTCTTTAATGGCGGCTTTGCTTTGTCCAAAATACTCTACGGCAAGGTGGTTTTTTACAAGTTCTTGGCACAACCACTTGTCATATACTTTAAAGTCTCCCAAGTAACGTCCGTACTTTCCTTTTTCGTGAGTCTTTAACGTAGCGACTGATCCGATTTTAAGGAAGTCTTGAACAAATCCTTTGGCCGCGAGTCCAAAACGCTTCTCTTCCAAATCTCTAGTGCGAGATTCCTCGCAATCGACCCCGAAAAGCCTAATACGCTGATTTGTAACAGAAATATTCCAGCCAAGATCCACATCCACATCTACCGTATCCCCGTCGATTATTTTGAGAATGGTGCAGCGAAAGATATAAGGATCAGACATAGGTGTTAGTCTTAATCATGTCAGTCACCTCTAAGCTACGACCTTTTACCTGCCGCGCCCATAAGCTATCTAAAAATTCAACGGCGGCTTTGGAATGTTCCCCTTTCTCCATATGGCCGATTGCTTTCTTAAACTGAGCAAAGCGTACCCGTCCCAAATTAAAGTGCATATTAATAATGCCATCACGCCGCGCACCGTCCTCCAGTTCAGCAAACCACTTGTATTCCCGCGACAGTTCCTTGATGGTGCGAAGAATATCATTGGACAACATATAATCGATTTCGTCATCGCTTAAACCAAGCCCTTTGTGACTTGCCGCGCCTTCTATATTTCGCCCACAACCAATGTGTAAGATTCCCAAAGAATCTCTGTATGCGTGGGTTTTTACGCCTTCGTGGCGCTTGAGTGTTTCTATTAACTTTTCCATTTTATTTTCTGACACTACTGTCTCTGCCGTAGAAGCTGGAGGCGGCTGAACTAACAAGCCCTCCCAGATAACCGATAACAAGATTAGTTGTAGCAGCATCCACATCTGCTCCCATTAGAGTAACAAAAAAGCAGTATACCAAAAAACCGATAAGGGAAATCAAGGCAAACGCTTTACTGGTTCGGTCTTTGCTGAAGTGCCTACGGGCGTCTTTGGCATCTTCCGCTTCTGCATGGAATGCTTCTAGGTCAATCTCCATCTCGCGGATCTTGTCTTCAAACTCTCGATCTGCTTCTTTAACCTCGGCTACCCGATCGGGATTTTTTTCCAGAAACTTCTCAATCTTAACCGGGTTCTTTTCATTAATGCCCAGCTTGTCAGAAAGCATCTTGATAGCCATCCCCGCGACCGGATTGCTAGAGGCAATTGTCTTGGTGATGGTTGGGGCAAGAGTCTTGAGTAGGCCGCTAAGTTTCATATAACATCCAAAGTTTAATTAGAGCTTCGACGTTCCTAATTACTTTCCCTCGGCGTCTTCCTCCACAATCTCTTCAATCGTGTCACATACGTCCGGGACTCTAATCCCGGTTGTAACTTCAGTAGTTACACGGCCAACGGCTCGTATGCCTTTGTACACACCAGAGCAGTACAATTCTTTGTTAGCAATCATGTCCTCAGACACGGAACAGCTACTTAACAGGAAGACAAACAATAGACAGACTTGTTTCACGTGGAACTCCTCTTCTTTTTGCGTCGGCTTTTACCGGCGGTGTTCAAGGCGATAGCTACCGCTTGTTTTTGCGGAAAACCCTCGCTTCTCAGTTTTTTTACGTTACTACTTACAGCTTTCTTGGTTTTACCTTTTTTAAGTGGCATAGATCACCTAGTTAATAGTAAATTTTCCGCCTCTAAGCATAGCTCCCATGCCACGGCACGTTCCTGTAGTGACCTTACCTTTGCCTAAGTTGGTAGGTGTGGGTATTTCTTTATAGTCACTGAAAGGCGCTTTGCCCTGATCTTGAATAACCTCAAACTTAGAAGCTGCGGGTGTCTTAGGTGGCCGCGAACCGTTTGTTTTTACTGTTCTGCTCATGGTGTTTCTCCTTCTTTTTGACGTAATCTCATCATTTCGCGTCTATCTGACGCACTTATCCGCGCTGCGGTCTGGTTTTCTTGCGATTCTAGCCGATCATCAAACTGACGGCTTCTTTCTTGCAGTTTTTGCTCGTCTAAACCAAGTTTTGCTTGGTCGTTAGCAATATCTGCCTGTGTTTTCTGACCTTTTATGTCTATTTCTTGTTGTTTGAGCGCAATTAACGGATCGGGACCTTCTTCTTCCCCTCCACCCATGATCTGCTGACTTAACTGACGTACCGCTGTCAGTTCTTGAGCAATAATCTGCGCCACCATCGCTTCCACTTGCAACATCTGGTCTTCTGTAGCCGGTTGACCTTGGTTCTTCTCCACAAATTGGATAGCCGCTTGCTCTCTAGCCTTCAATTTGACGTGTTCCAGTACGTGTTTCTGCAAAGCCACTATAACATTAGGCATTTGCTGCACCATTCCACCCGCCATAAACGTCAAATGCGCCATAATATGCGCGTCATGGTCCTGTCCCTCGAAAGCTCTGAGAGAAATGTCTTCCAAAGCGTCCACATTCTCCTGCGCTGGATCTTTAGGCTGCGGTTCTTCCACTTCAGGCGCTTTCAAAATACTGTCAATGTCCCGAACACCCAAGGCTTCGTACATTCTGCGGAAGGCTTCCTGCTGGTTGTGTAGCTGCGGAGCTTGCATAGCCAGTTCTAACTGACTTTGCGCCAAAGCAATGCGCTGTGCTTGTGAAAAAATGTTGGGATTGGACACAGGAACCACGTCTATGCGGTCATCAAAGTCCGAAGCCATGATGGTCTGGTCCCCACCGGGAACAGAATACGGATACTCTTGCGGCAGCGACTCGTGCATCACCCTAGCCAGAATCTTAAACTCTTTCCGCATCGCATAATGCAAACGCTTATGCACAGCACTCATCACCCGTGCGCCTTGCTCTAGCATAGCCACCGTTGTCCCTACCGCTGCGCCTTGGTTACCGTCCCCTACTTTAAGATCGGTAATCGTGGCAAACCGTTGTGCGGCATCAACCACAAACCCCAGTAACTGGAACAACGTCGTATCAGGACCTTTGAACGGCAACGGCATCAGGCTATCCCGAATCGCACCG